TGAACCAGTTTTTAGATCCAGCGGGGTCGATAACGTGATACCTTGTGACATTGGTTGTTGGTATTTCTTGAGGTTTGACAACATTGACTTCCTTGTTGAATCGAGGGAACTTGGTAGCGTGAGACTTTACGGGTACTCCGTATGCTCGGATTAGGATTTCCTCCCTTGACCTGCCCATCAAGGTTTCTTTGATCCGCTCGTAACCACCAAAAGGATTGTCTTTAGAGTGGAAGTAATGGACGCTAGCATTGCGTTTTTTGCTGCGTTGGACGTATGGAACAATCTCGTTGTTTAGCAACTCTGCTTGGACATTCTCAATGGTTGTAGCGTTGTCTAAGTATTCCTTAATAACCTCAGTCCATCCGTCAATCGGAGTGAAAGTAAGTAGCAACTTTGAATTTCTAGTCGCAAGTCGAAATCGAAGTGTGTCAATTAGTTCGTTTCCTAATAAGTATTCGTCGAGCCATACTCCAATATTGTGCCATTTAGGGTCTTTGCTGCCAAGTTCAGCACCTTCTAGGATCGTCGGGTTATTCTGATACTGCGAGTATGTCTTAAAGATGATCTGCGAACCATTAGGAAAGATCAACGAATTGTCCGTGAATCCATTCTTCTTGGTGTACGAAATGTATGCGTTTGCTGATGTTTGCTTTGTACGCAACTCACTCGGAATCCAGTTCCATACGGCACTTTGTTGTTGACGTATGCTGACCTCGGACGTTTGCGAGAAGCAAAAGATCTCAGACTTAGGGTTTTCGATTGCAGCTTTGACTACGCAATACGAACCCCATGCAGTCTTTCCGCTACGATTACCACCAAGTGCTAAAACTTCAGAGACTTGTGAAAGTTGCTCTTCTGCTTTCTCCCAGTGTGGTAATCTAAACCCATACCTGTATGGATCTCTTTCGGCGTTATCAATAGCTTCGTGATAAACTTTATGGATTTCCATAAGCTCATCTGGTTCCATTGCACACATCTCGTCGTCTGACGGAGGTTGCAATATTGCATGATTACGCCATTGCATTATTCAACAACTTCAACGTCAATTGCTTGTTCCTTGATCTTATTGGCAATGCGGGATTTAGCTTCAGCAATCATCTTAGCAGCATCGTCAATACTTGCCCCCTTACGGTGTTCTACGATTGTACTTGCCATGCCAGAGAGCTGTCCAGCTTTATCTGTCATAATCCCAATAGTCAACGCAAGACGGTCTGGTGAGATCATCTTTAATTGCTCTGGATCGTTGGACAATTGTTCTGCTTTCTCAAACAAAAGATCCGTGTACTCAGCCGCAGCAATCGCATAGCGTTTAGAGAACTCCTTACGCTTTGACTCAAGCGTGTCGTTATGCCGCCATTCTAGCGACCTTACTAGCTCATGCGACACTTTACACTTCTTGGCAATAACGCTGATACGCCCACCTTGTGCAAGCATCCAGAGGATTTGTGCTGCTACGTTAGGATTGTAATGCTCGATTGAGTTACGAGGGAACAGCTTTGCACGTTCCTTTACCTCAAGAAAGAACTCCTTAATTGCCTGCTTACTGTCAATCTCAAGAAGTTCGTTATCGCTCATGGCCTTGATTAATTAAGTTTTAATCTTGCTTAAACTGCAAGCCTTCTTTTTCATTAAAGTCTTTAAGTGCATTTTGTAGTTCGGCAGAAAACTCTGGATCACTTGATGCTTGGTTTGCTAATGCGGTAATTCCCTGCCTTGTCATAAAAGTTCCTTTGAACATTTTAACGTAAGCATCATTTACTTCTCCAGGTAAAGCATTCCTAGCAAGTGCGGATTTTAATCCATATCGTTCTGTTCCTGTTGAAAGCATTGCAGCTAAATAACGATTTTTTACAGCAGTAAGGATTGGAGTAATGGGAAGAACGTAAGTAGTCCCACCTTGATTTTTAATTGTTCTAAGATTGCTTGCTTTTGCAGCAATATCTGTTATTGTGTTGCCTTCATAAACTTTGGCTAAATCATACATAAACTGAGCATCTTTCTGCCCAAGAACAATTTCTAATTTTTGAGCGAATTGAGACTTGCCAGTTGGCGACTGCCAGTCTGCAAGAAACTTTTTTGCGTCAAACAATGGTGTGTATGGCGCACTAGCAGAAGGAACGCCACCAGAATAATCATCAAGCAAGTTCCGCATAAAATCTCCTTTGAAAAGGTTTCTTGATTCTGGTGACACTTTTCCAAGGTTTACCATTACCGTTTCAGTATCTTTAATGGTATTCCCCTTTGACAGTATTGATTTAGAAAGCAAATCTGGATCAATATCCTTAAAGTTACCTTTTTTGGCGGCCCTAAATATTGACGATGTGACTAATGCTTCTTCTTGTTTTTCTAAGGCATTTCTTTTAATTATCCCGTTAGCAATTTCATTTCTTGCATCTTGACTAAGAGCAGAAGACAACAAATTTAAATCAGTAAGTGTTATCCGGGGAACATCTACTGACTTAAGAACTCTTAGTTTATTGTTAATGCTATCCAGTCCTCTTGCAGCAGATGCCGCTTTATTGCCATACAATGAATCAAGCATACCTTGATCATAATTAAGCAATGCAACTCCTTTTTTGCTGCCCATTCCAAGATCATTTAGATATTGTAGGCGCATCATTTCTTGCATTTTTTGGGTAATGCCTACTTGTGTCGGATCAGCTAATTCAAGCTCTTTTGCTGCTTGCAAAACTCTATTGATAGTAAATGGTTCTTTCATAACAGAACTTACAACATCTCTTGGGGTTGTTGCTTGTTCTCCAACAACCTCTTTTAAAACTCTACCAAGAGCATTTCCTTCAAACGTGCCTCTAGTTTGAACTAGTTCAGTTGCTTTCTGAAATTCATCCCCAAGATTTCTAACTGTTCCATCTGGAAGTCTTGCATTAAACTTACTGTAAACATTTCGTCTTAATTCTGACAATTCAGCAGAAATACCAACGCCAAAAACATCTTTTGTTGTTCCTCCAACAGCTCCACCATCAGGTCTAGCATCATTAAATGCTCTAATCCAGGCATCAAAAGACCTAAAGTCTAATTGGTCTGCTTTTCTAATTTGTTGTATTTGGTTTTGCAACTGTGCAATAACAGAAGGATTTTTTTCGGCATCTAATAACTTCTGGATTGAAGAAATTTTATTTTCATCTACTGCTAATAATTTTAATCTTGATTCTACGCTATTTACTGCCGATTCGTCAAATGCTCCAGCAAAGTTTACCTTTCCTTTAAGTCTTGGCAGAGCATCTAATAATTGTTTTGCACTTATTTTGAATCCAGAAGCATCTGCTACATTAGCCAGCACATCATATTGTGCAGTTGTTGATTTTATTGCTTGGTCTTCCGCTGATTGAATAGTGTCCCTAAACATCTTGCCCAAATCATCCACATTTATTTTTGCTCTAGGTTTAAGTATTTGATTTACCCTATCCTCAATAAGCGTAGTGTTTTTATTATTTGCCCTAGCAATACTATTAGCAAATGCGCGGCGTTGTCCGTCTTGGTTTACCGCGATAGCACTAAAATCATTAGCAGTAGCAGGAACGCCTTTCTTTACTCCCTCAAAAAGAACGCGAATACTTTCTTGAGTCTTTCTCATGTTGTCTGCAATACCAGATCTTGGAAATTGACCACTTAATTCTTGAGCGGTTTCAAGTCCTTGTTTCCCAAATTGCGCTCCAGCAGGAATAGCAGATTCAGGGAGTCCTAGTCTTTTGACAGATCCTTGATAAGCCTTTAAAAACTCATTTTTGAAACCACTTGGCATTCTGGCGGCAATCATTGTAGATGGAACTACATCTATTCCTAATCCAGCGGCTGTCCCAATGGCTGCCTCTAAACCTCTTCGTCCAATGCTTTCAACAACCTTTTGCGGCATACTTAATGCTGCTCTTGTTATAGAATCAGCAATAGGACCAAGTGTTGCTCTTGTTGCTCCACCAGCAAGAGTTGCAGTAACGGGACTTTTTGTTGCTGCTAGTGTTCCTAATGTAGCACCAATTTCAGCAACAGCAAGTGGTGCTTCAACGGCAAGCATTCCAGCAGTCCCAGCAATACCTTTATCAAGTGTTGTAAAGCTAGTACCATCTTGATTTTTTATCAAATACTCAGTATTACCACCAACATCAATTGGTGCAACATTTGCACTTGGATATGTTCTTTTTAAGTATTCAAGTTCTGACTCAGGTGTAGGTAACGCACCAACACCAGCTCTAACTCCTGCTGGGAGTTGCTCTGCTTCTGGGCTACCTACTGGAGCATTATAAAGTTGACCAATAATCTCACGCTTTCTTTGCGTATCTTGTCCTACTGTTGGGTAAACATCACCTCCCGTAATATTTGGAGCATTTGGCATTAAACCATAAGGCGCATATCCTCTTGGTGGAAAGGCTACTGCATATGGAGTTCTGAGTTCCTGTCCAAGTTTGCTAATACGTTCTTGCTCTGGTTTAGCTTGCTCCTCCTCAAGCAAAGAAAACTGATTTTCCAGTAATTTTTCTTCTTTTTTTACTGTTTTTAAATCTTCAATTAAAGAATTATACTCTTCTTGGTTACCGGAAGCTTTTGCTGCATCAAGTTTTTGATCAATTACTTGACCAAGTTTAAAAACTTTTTGGATTTCAGCGCCAATATCAGCTTTTGATTTTTTAACTTCACTCATTAGATTCCGTGTTTTTTGTAAATTTCACCCAATGAACTACCTGAAGTTCCTGTTTCTTCCGAAATAATTGTTTCAGTATTTCTAAATTTTTGCACTTCGCTATCAATGTCAAATGCTGATTTCCCAGACCTCATGCCAGTTGATATAATTTCTTCTACTTTTGCTGCTTTTTCAGCAGATCTACGAAGGTAGTCAGCAATTTTTTTGTTTCCTTCAATCGAAGTGCCAATACTAGGAGCAAGAACTTCTGTGAAATATGTCATTTCCTTATCTGATATTGCACCTTTAGTAAGATTTATAAATCCTAATGCAACACTTCCAGACGCAGCCTTAAATGCTTCTTGGTTGGAAACATCTTGACCAAATACTTTTCCTGCTTGCATAAGTACATCTTGTGCAAATCCTGTCTCAACACCCTTATTAAGAAGATTTGAAATCTCATTAATTTTTGAAATCTGAGATGCCGCCTGTGCCGCTTCGTCTTTAATTATAAGCAAAGACTTATCAATTGCAGATTCACGTTGTTGTTGGGGAGCATCTCCAGTGTTTACACTTACAAGTGATCCACCAGCAGGTTTAAATCCAAAAGGCGGTGGAGTTGCTGGTTCTTTTGGTTGAAGAACACCATCATCAACAGTATATGTTTTTCCTTGATATGTTGCGGTTTTTCTATCAGTAGAAAGCACCGTTTCATTTGCAGGTAAAATAACGCCTTCCACTGTTGGAATATCAAGCGGTGGAGGATTGTCAATTGGTAATGCATCTTCAGGCGGAGTAATATTTTTTGTTACGCCAGTTGTAGTATTAAGAAGCATTGGTATAGTGCCAGCAACACCACCATTTTTAGTTCCAATTTCAATAACTTTATTTTGTTCGTTTGTTGGTAATCCTTTAAATATTGCTTCTAAATAAGCTTTACTATTTGATCCTCTTCCTGATTGAATTAAATCTGTTGCTGTTGCTACTTGTTCTGGGGTCAGTCTTTCACCTAATGATTGAAACAATCCAACAGAAGTTGATATATCTTGTTGGTTTTGTTGACCTAGTTGATTTTGTTCAGATGTATCTTGCCTTTTGTACCTACCTTCCTGTATATCAAGCTCTCTGGATTTGAGACCAAAATCCTTATTTTTATTTGACTGTCCTATTGCAAGTTCAATAAGTCCAGGGGTAGCACTAGCAGAAGCAAAGCGTTCATTCAAAGAAATATTCTCATCACGGAGATTATCTAAGATTGGTGCAAATGCGCCTTGTAACTCTGGATACAACTTGATTGCTGCATCAATTTGCGTAGAACTTTGCTTTAGTACCTTCTTCTTGTCATTCTGGTCTTTAAAGTAATCAGTCGCAGTATTTGCAATGGTCTGCCCTAGCCCAGCAATTGCGTTAGCGTTGGTGTTTGCTGCGTTTACAAACCCAGAGTAGTCCTG